ATCCATGAGATTATCCTCCTCTAAAAAACCTTAGATTTTTTAAAGTAATTATCTCATGAAAACTAGCAAAAATCTTGGTACCTACTATTTACCGTTTACATTTAGTTAAGCAAAAAATATAATTATAAAATTTTTATAAACTGAATTTTGGCGCATAAGAATACCCACCTACCAAAGTAAGTGGGCATTTGTTACTTTTCAATTAATTTTTCAATATTCTTATTCAATCTATCTAATTGGCTAATTATCATCCAATTCTGATCCACTAATGCAGATAGATAGCTCATTTTAGCAAGATCTTCTGTTTTCCCTGTAAAAGACAATGCTGTCCCTAACTGTATCAAATTGTTTCCCAAAAGCTGTCTTGCAATATTTCTCGCTTTTTCAGCATCTTGTTTATTCAAAGACTCCAAACCATTTTCCTTCATAAATCTACGAAGTTTATCATCAATAATTTGTTCTTTTGCATCTACCGGCGCTACATATTTGTTTTGCATACCGCTATCAGCCTTTGAAGTCATACCGCCACAGTCGATACATGTATATTCATTATCTCTACATTCTCTTCCACAGTTAGTACATTTCCTCATACTTTTTCCTCCTATCCCCTACATTAGCAACCTAATTAAATTATATCGGTTTAGGGAAGAAAAGGCAAGAAAATACCACCAGCCTTTACGACTGGTGGTGCTACTCATCCTCTTCCCAGAATTCATCGTCTAGCGTATCTCCTTCAAAAATACCATCAAATATAATTTCTACATCTTCCGGCAACGATTCTATATCAAAATCCTCTGGCAAATCATCAATATTTACTTCTCGTTCTTTTAATATTCTACTCATAAGTTTCGCATCCATATTCCAGACCATACCTTTCTGCAAATATATGTATTACTTCGTCTCTAAACATTATATGTCTTTGAACCTTATCTATTTTACCCTCATTATACATTTTCTGATATTTCTGTTTCAAGTCTTTTTTAATTTCTGCTATTGCTTTTTCTATTTTATCACCAGTACTAATTTCTTTAGGCCACTGTTTAGGTTTCCTGATATAATACACGCACTCTTCCGTTGAAACACGCAATTCTGATATAAGAGTTCTTTTCAAGAACTTGATGTCCTGCACCGAGAATGTTCCTCCGGACGGATGATTGTGAGTTACAATAGCATCTTTCAATTTAAAATAATCCCTTGCTGAAAATCGTACACTATTTGAATCTCCTCTTTTCGTCATAATATATTTACCGTCTGGCCCATATATTTCTGTAATTTCTTTACTTCTACTAGCAACGCTCTTTTCAGATTCCAAAAGCTCTTTTCTCGCTTCCTCCGCCCATTTATCAGTAGTATCCATCAACTTCATATCTTCTACTACATAACTTTCTGTTTTTCCACTTACCTTCTCATCCATAACCGGCAACACTGTACACCGGCAATTCGCATGCAACGGAACCGCCGGGCATTTATCAATCGGATAAACCTTCTCATGATAGCTTCCACACGTTTCACACGTTCTTTCATCCAGTGCCGCCCAGATCTGCACATATTCCACACCAACATCTTTGTACCGTTGTAAGGCTGCATCATTTAGGTAGTGCATGCTCTCAGTACGAACAAGTCTATGACATTCATTGAACCCCTGCCCCATCCGGTTATGTAGCGAAATAGCAATCTCTGTTACCGTTTTTCCCTGCTGCAATCCGGTAAGAAGCACATCGTTCAGGCTAACTGCAAGTTTCTTCTGATTCTTCCAAAGCCTGCCGGAAAAGTTATCTCCACGCCACGGAGTCTCCATCATCTTTTCCATCAGCTTCTTATTCGGCATCGAAAAATCGTTATCTCCCATACCCTTTGCAGTCTTTTCATAGACATCTTGAAACCCTTGCTGCATATTCTTCTTTGCAAACTCTTCTGTAGTATGCCCAAGTTCCTCTATAATTTTTTCATACTTCTGATTCAGTTCCGTTAGCCTGTTCTGCTTATGCATTTCAGACAAAGAAAGAACTCCATCCTTGCTATACTTCTCAGCCAGTCGATAGAGCTCATCCTTTACATTTTCGCTTGCTTCAATGTAAAATTGCAGCAGTTCCTTATTTTTCTCCTCTATGGTGTTGTAAACCTTCCATGTTTCCGAAGCTATACGCTTCTCCCAGCATTCACTACTCTTCGCCATCTCCATCATCCTTTACTGTCGGTGCCGTGTCCCATGCCGGTCCTTCTGCTTCTTTCTGTTCTTCCAGTGCTTTCAGCTCTTCTTCCACATCTGACACGAACGGATGATGCGCAATAATGGTCTTGTCTGACACAGTACCTTTCGAGTTTGTGCAATTCTGGATCTGCTCCGCTTGATTAACCGCCATGTCTCGGTTAAATACTAGCTCCACCTCGATATTCTCGAAACTTCCCTTGCCAGTAATCTGTAGATACTCATCCACAAAATACAGAAGTGTTTCAAAACCAATCTTAAACTCAGCTTCCATCAAGTTGCACTTCAAGTCTAATCCGGAATACATGAATTTTAAAGCTACGCCGGATGGCGCCGCACCGAATTTGTCTAGATCTTTGTTTACCGACTGCCCATCTTCGGTCAGATCCCGTTTCAGCTGTTCATAGTGTTCTCTTAGCGCTGTAATATCCATCTGTGGGGTAATCGTATCAACACCCCCATCTTCTGGATCATCAATAGGGATTGCTCTATCTTCGTTGATCTGCTTCATGAACTCCGCTAGATCCTGTCCCCCATACCCTTTAAGTACAAAGATCAGGTTCTTCACCTCTTCCACGTAGTTAGCAGCTTCGCTTCGGCTTATATCGTATCCATCAAGCAACGTTTTCACGAACTGGATATCTGGCATTTCAATCTGATTATTCTTGAACGGAATAAACGGGACCTTGTTCCACACATTCCACTCTTCGCCGCTCCGATAATGTGCTACTGGTCCGTTCTGATCCATGCTCTGATCAATATCATAAATGAGCGTTTTGCCATCTAAGCGATAGTAAGCAACACTGTCTGCTGTCCAAACTTCTACGTTAGTCACTTCTTTTTCGGTGTCATACTGCCATATCGTAGTGCGATACGCTCTGATCATTGTCTCCAGTTCTTCATGGTTTTTATCTTTCCAAACTGGAATGCACTGTTCAGCCGGAATCACCATTGTTTTCAGTTCCCCCTCAGGATCTATGTAAACATGCAACCATGCAATACCTTTGTTGGAAGCCTCATATCCTAACCGGGACAGCTGATATTGGAAATGCTTGCCAAGAATATCCTTAATGAGGTTAACATATCTGTCTTCGCCTTCGTTGTCCTCCGGCTTGAATGTAACCGGTTTCGTGAGAAGATATGCTACTTTCTCGTCCACTTGGTTTTTATAAGTCGCATGGGCTAGCTTATTGTTTGCCTTCCAAGTTTCCTCTTGATTGTGACCATTCACCTTTCTCATGATTTTTCTTTGTTTGATATCATTGTCAACTCTGTAATACTGTTCTCCAGTCAGCATCATCCTACGCTGGCTAGAACGCATGAACTTATCTATCAGATATACAATTCTTCTATCATTCAATTCATTACTCTCTGTTGCTGCAGCCATTCCAGCTTTCACCCCTTTTCGTATCTTGCTGAATATCTCTCTTATTTTCACTTCATCACCTCTTCCGGAAGGAACTGAGTCCTCCACCCTTCAGATCTGCCACCTCATAGTCATCCAACGCATACCAGATCGCAGATAGTGTATGAGGATCTATGTTAAATTCATCCTCTATGATCTCATCATCTTTATCTACTGCAAATGTCAAATCTTGCAATTCGTCAATCGTATTCGGGCACGCATCCGAACATACAATCTTTCGGAAACGTTTCACTTTCTTGGTGTACATTCCTCGGCTTCCCTGGAATTTCTTACATGCCTTCATCCGGAAGCCCGATTGCTTATAATATTTAATCGCCTTAGGCTCTGCACAATCCGCTTTAATCAAAACGTCTTTCCAGTCTTTTAAATCTTCTGCTATCTCAGGATCTGTTTTATTCCTGCTATAATACTCTCGGAATATGTACAGTATCTTTTCATCGTGATCCACTACCAAGCGAAGAGCGGCGTTATAGGATGTAACAAAACCAAAGTCCATTCCGTTCTTTTCAAGCGGTGTCTTGATCGCTTTTATCTCTTTTTCTACCTGTTCTGCAGGTTCTATTACAAACTGTGGGAACACAAGGGTTCCGTTTACTCCGAATCGTCCTTTACGGGCAACACGATACAGATCGGGATCGTGAGTCTGCAAATCATCCAATTGCTCTATGTATTCTTGTGGCACAAAAAAGTTGTCGTCAACCGTACTGTGATGATAATACGTGTTTCCGACAACTACGATTCTCTGCTTATATAGTTTCTCGTCATCCAGAACAAATACTTGATTCTTTTTATCTTTGAAGAAATACTTGTAACACCAATTACTTTTGTTAACTGGGTTGGTCGAAAGAATAATATGATTGCTCAGTGTTGGGTGTCTCAAACGTCCAAGAATTTCTTTAAATCCTGCATATTTAACTTCCGAACATTCTTCAATCCATACAATAGACACGCCATTTAATGACTTTAACTTTGCAGGCTTGTCCATTCCCTTGAAAATAATTCGGCTTCCGTTCTTAAACCGAACCTGCATAGGAGAACTGGTAAACGTCATATAGTCCGATACACCCATTGCTTCAGAAACTTCCTGCAGTAGATCGTAGCAGGAATCTCTAATCGTATCGAATACTTCACGAACGACAAGCGCTTTTCTTTTCTCTTCCAAAAGCTTCTTGATCAGCTTAACTGCAACGTGATAACTCTTGGAACTGCCATATCCTCCGACAAGAAAATAAAACTTATGGTTCCAATCATCTACAAAGTCGTAGAAATGGTCATTTAAGGCAAACTCTATATTTTTACATTTCATGTTTATCGCCCGCTTTTACAAATGTGATCTGAATTGATTTATCCTCATCATTTTCTATCTTGGATTTCATAACTTCAATCTTAGCCCGCTGCTCTTCCGTAGCCATATCCATATGCTCTGCCAGCCAGTCAAGCGCCTTCATTCGGTCGGCTAGTTTAATACTTGCACCATCACGCCCCTGCTTAACCTCTGTGATCAATGTTCCGTCCACTTCGCTGCTCTCTTTAAACTTAACAACATTTATCCTTTTTGTTAGCGGAACTTTCTTTCCAGTTTCTTCATCCTCAATCTCCACTGGTCCGTACATTGCCATAACCGGCACTTCTTCCCGTCCAAATGTTACGTAATCTGTAATGTCCGAAAAGGCTATGTCCATATACTTCTGAAAGATATCGGATTCATCCAGCATTTCACGGTTTAGTCTGTTCTTCTTAAGCTTGAGTATTTCCTTTTTTATCCGAGTATTTCCGAGTAATGCAGAACCATTAGTTAGTGCTGTTTCATGACTACAACCATATGCTTTCTGATATGCCTTAGTTGCATTAAAGCACCGGACATAATGCAAACAAAAAAGCCTTTGCTTATCGGTTAAATCCGGATTGTCTATTACCTGATCTACCGCTTCTGCAATGGCTTTCTTATTTTTACTATTTTCTTCCCTTTTTCTTTTCGCAACGTTGCGTTTCTTATTTGCAACGTTGCAATCCCATTTATACCTACTTTTCCAACTTCGAACAGTTCCTTCAGAAACATCTAGTTGACTTGCAATCTCAACTAATTTCATTCCTTTCAGGTACATAGCCTTCGCCTGTTCGATTCTTTCATCTGGCGCTCTGGCCATGTAATATCACCTCTGTTCACTGTTTTTTTCTGCATTAGAAAAGCACCCCGGAGGGTGCCTAACTCTACTTATAAGCCATACTTGTCCTTAATCTGTTGAGCCTTTTCCCTAATTTCTTTAGGCCAAATTCCGCCTATATTCATGCACTCAACAAAATCATTAAATCTTCTTTGCCGCTCATCTCTACTCATATCCTGAGTATCAATCTCTCTCAAAGCATTAAAAGCATCTTCATTATCTAGTAATCTCATCGCGTATCTCCTTTCTTAACTTTCCATCATAATATACCATTTTCTGACAATTATCAACAATTCTGGCAAGTATGAGTTCTTTGAAGGTAATACGATTATAGAACATTTGTTCTTACTATTTTATTGACAAAGTACACAAAAATACACCCTGCATTTCTACAAGGTGTACTTTCTAAGATTTTATGATTTTTGAAGGAAGACTAGAAATAATTCTAGCTTTTCTAGAATAATTATAACACATCTAAAAGTTTAATGTGTTTAATCTTTTGTAATTCTAGAGATTATCTGAGATATTCTTCCCTTGGTATATCCCAACATATCAGCAACCTCACTCTGATTCATCCCCTCCAGGTATACCATCTCCATGATCTGCTTCTCAATTCCTTCTGGAAGACTATCAATAAAGTTCTCTACTTTTGTAATCTCCTGCGAAAGCTGCTTCTGTCTTTTTTCTTTCTTCCGAAGCTTATCCTTAATCAGAGTAGCCTCCTTCGGTTCTTTCATCCGCACAGTCATATGCTCTTCTATGTACGGAAAGTCTTTGCTTGACTTTGTAACTTTCCCTGCTACCTCCGGCACATCCTCAAGTCGTTCATTCAAGCGGTCAATCTGATCCGCTACCAAATCCAACTCACGCCTGTTGCGCCTGTACCGGCTAAATAACTCTTTCACTCTCTCATCCCCCTTTTTATATCGTATTTCTTCGCCATATACCCCGTTACGTCCGTGATCTGATACGGCGGTCTCCGGAAGCGTTCCAGTGCCTTGTCCGGTACCGCACACTCTTCCAGTTCCTCATGGTGTTGATTCCGATCCAGCTTCTGCAGGTGTCTGTCTCTGCGTTCTTTATGCACGATTATCACCACCCTTGTACCTCTCTGGAAGTGGTTGCCATGCTATTACGCATCCTTCATCATCCCATTTTCCATTTTCAATTCCGCACATCCCTGTAAATGGTTCTTGTTCTCCAAATAATTCTCCATCTAATGTGCAAAGGTATGTTCCGTCTTCCGGCAATCTTTCACTGCATAAAATCCAATTGTCATTTTCTATCTCACTCATGTGAGAACGGATGATTTCTTTTACCCATCCAACACTCACATAATCATCACACATTCCGAAAGATTCAAACTCTATTGCATGATTTTCAATCTCTTCCAAAATCTTCTCTAGTACGTTCATCTTCTCACCTCACTAAATCCCAATTTAGTTAATCCTATGCAGCCGCACCGTACTTCCGGAAAGCTCCAAGCACCTGATCTGGAGTAGTAGCAGCATAGTGTTTATTAAGCGTTCTCGCATCTCCGTTTTTATGACCAAGATAAAACGCTACCAATTCTCTCGGACATCCACGCTTTACCATGTTTGTCGCTGTGGTCTTACGGAAGAGATGCGGATATACTCGTCTCTTAAGTCCAGACCTCTCTGCTATCCTGCCGATGGCACTCTCAATTCCCGGTTTTGCCAAGCGCTTATGATCGCTCTTGCTGGAGATAAACAGTGCCGGCTCTTTATCGTTTCGGCTATCGATGTACTTCCGCAAATGATACTTTGCTGTATCGTCTAAGCAGACAGTTCTCCATGTCCGGTTTTTCTGACCGTATACCATGAGCTCACCGCTCTGCCAGTTGATATCCTGCACGTTTACCGATACGCATTCGCTTACCCTCACAGCGGTACTCCGGAGAAACTCCAACAACGCTCTGTCTCTAAGGCTTTCTTTATACTCGTCCAAGTCTGTTACTTTATTTTTAACCTTAACCTTACAGGCATCTCTTAATGCTTCCAACTCTCCATCCGTTAAATGGTCGATTGGCTTGTCCATCTCTCGATACGGTTCCACGCTATCCACCGGATTGTCACTTCTCAAATGGCTCTTACGCATCCAAGTGAAGAAAGCACTTAAGTTCCGGCGCTCATTGTTAATCGTACTTACCTGATTACCTTTACGTGCATAGGACTGTAAATAAAACTCCACATCCATGTCGGATACGTCCAAAAGAGATTTCTGAACAAACTCGATAAAGTTCCGGATTGTGAGCATATAATACTCTACTGTCTTTGAGCTCAGCTTCGGCGCTTTCTTGGTCATATAGATTGCTATGATCCGCTGGTTTGTATCGTCTATCGTTGCCGGCAATGTCTCACTCTCTGTCACCTCAATCCCGAAGAGCGCCTGCACTACTACTTGGTTCAGAATCTCCATAAGTGGCGCATTTAAAAATGGCTGCATACCTGTTAATATTGTGTCTCTTAATTCTTCTTTTTTCGTACACATAACGTCCTCCTTGTCTCCTAAGGACGCATGTGTTATAATGTCCTTAGAAAGATGAGCAGTGGACGGTCCGGCAAGACATATAGTCCGCTGCTATTTTTTAGTTACGTATACTCACCTTTATTTTTTACCCTATCTTTTTATTTCTACTGTTCAATCAGTTTTCTCTCCAGATCATTCATATCATAAGAACGACCGCTAAAATTATTGAACTTTGTTTTTTTCGCTTCTGAACACTCTGCTTTCTTCGCTCTGTCTTTCGATTTATAGAAACTTTTCCATCCGGACGCTGTTGCTTTTTTTACAATTGCAATCTGTTCCTCAAGGTTTGTTGTTAAATTAATCAAATCACCTCTGAGCGCATTCTCCTGTTCCGGAAGTATTTCTCCATAATTACTACGTCGAATAAGAAGATACAGTTGAAATTCTTTTTCCAGCTCTGGCGGAAACACTATATCTATATATTCCCCTTCCCTTACCTTACGTTGCATTTTTGATTCATTATTTCGAATTTCTGTAACAGAAATAGCCTTTTCCGTTACAGAAACATCATTTTCAGGTACACTTAATAAAGGCTTATCATTTTCATGTCCAATAAGCCGATATTTTTCTATCTGAACCTTGTTCCTAACAGTTGCTAATGCATAGATACGCTGAAGTTCAACAGAGGTTATCACAGACTGCCGCAAGAGGTCTTTATCGAAAAGTCCTATATCTGCACAATACTGGACAACTTGCAACACAAGGCCTTTGTTCCTGATCCATTTGCTTCCAATCGTTTTCTGAACAGATAGTGCAAGTGTGTTCAGTGAAACTTCGAGATAATAACCCTGCCGCAGAACCATATCTGAAATAACATCGTAGATCGTTGTTCCTAACGGTCCGTATTTTTCTAATAGGTCTACCATCTCAAAGTCTTCATACTTATATGTACTGCTACTTCGGTAAGAGAGTCCTGTTTTTCGCGGTCTTCCCGCCATGTCCTCACCTGCTCTCTATACCATCTTCTATCCCACTATACTTTTCTACTGTAATATCAAGCCCTTCCATTGCAGAATAGGCTTTCTTCGCCACCACATATACAATTTGAGTATCATCATGGTACGCTACACCGTTTAAGGCATCCGCCACTACTTTTACGATATTATCAATATCTGGTTTTTTAAGCGGAAGCTCCTGACCGGCAAGCATATCCTTTGTACGTTTTTTTGAAACGCTCTTAGGCGGAAGAAATCTTGCCACAATCCGGAGCGTTACCGGAATCCCTCTTTCCAAATAAAGACCATTACAATGATTCAAATATTGGTCTTTGATCAGATTCTCATACAATACTGTCTTATCCGGAGTCATAGACATACTCTTTCCGGTATGCTTATTGACGAAAGTTCTGGCTCTCGCCTTGCCCTGCGGTTTTCCAGGCACTGTAAACACTACTGACTGCATAAGCATTCTCCTTTCTTGCGGTACCGGATAATCTTCCAGCACCGCACAAACAAATTGATAAAGCTTCTGTGATACACCAATCCAAAAGGAAATACTCTTACTTATGCAATAATAGTAATGTTGTGTTTTTCAATCTCTACACTAAGCTCATATTCCAGATAGTGTTTAATTCTATTCATAGCTTCCTTTTTCCAAAGTCCTCCGTCAGCTTCCACCAGTTTAAAAGCAGGTCCTCTGTCAGAGTCTTTGATACGGAATACATATTCGCTTTCTGGCTGTTCAATTTCTGCAAAGGTTCGATACGGGCGAAGTGTTACCGGATTCGGCACGATCACATCCGTATTGTTGGCGATGCCACTCTTGATCGTAGTCTTCTGGCTGACACCATCATCATCATAATTAGCTGTAGTTCCCTGCTGGATATTTCCTGCTACCATCTTAATCTTCTTAAGATCTTCTGTTTCGATAAAGTTTGCCTGGAGTTCAATCAGGAATCTCTCCTGGTCATAATAATGATCGAAACTAAATTCATTAACGATAGCATTGGTTTCCATCAGTGTTTCTCTTTTTCTTTCATCAATCAAACCTGTGATCAGCTGTACTCTTGTAGGACTGAGTACATGTAAAATCATGGAATCACGCAGTTCCTCCGGTTTCCCTTTTATGTAATCCACCAGAGCGGTCAATGTATTTACTCTCAATTCACACGCCATAGGGAAACTGTGATATCTTACCAGACTCTTGTCGCAATAAGTTTCGCCATTAATGGTAATCACCTTAGGTTCCATACTCTCTTCTTTCAGTCCTGTAATATACTTTAATGCTTCTTTAATCATATTTTTTGTCCTCCTATGCTTTCTTTCTCATATCTACAACTTTATTAGGTTCCGGCTCTTCCAAGATTTCTCCAGTGTCCGGATCAAACGTTTCTGGTGCCGGAATCACCCCCGGAACATCCGCAACAGACATCTGTCCAGGAATCTGATTTCCTATTTCGATCGCTGCTACCTCTCCTGTCTTAAGATCCTTGCCCATCTGTAACGCGGTAACTACACCAAGTGCCGGAGCAAGTGTGGTCTTTGCCTGTACACCGACCGGCGCAAGATTCCGGTCTTGATTAGGTTTAAAGCCGATTGTAACCGTAATCTTCCGCGTGGCAGTTGCCTCCGTATTCGGATCCTGGATATTCTTAGTTACTTCTTCAATGGCGCGATTCACTTGCGCGGAAAATGCACCATTTGCAAATGTTTCTAAGTTAATGTGTTTCATTGCTCTTCTCCTTCCTGTTATTAATTATTAAAAAATGCTTCTGCAGCACTTTTGTTTCCTGCAGGTTCTGCATCAGGCACAGCGCTTTCCACTTCATTCAGCTCCTGATCGGCTACAACCTCTTCGTTACTGTTTTCTGAGTTATCAACATACTCTGCTGTACCGTCCTCATGAATGACTGCCATATCTTTATCAAAAGCATTTTGCATATCAATTGACATGATTCCCCACTTACTGATCAACTGCCGTAACATGGTCTTCATGGCCATTGCATCAAAATCTTTGTACCAGAAAGATGAATATTTCCACATATCTTTTTCTGGAATTTTCCCCTGCGCAATATCGCCCGCAATCTTTAAACTGTACGCTGATGAGTATTTATCCGCATGTGCCTGCATCTTCTTTTTCGACCAGTACAACGTCTTCCGGAATCCATTCTCGTACTCAAACATTGCATAATACCCGATTGTCTCTGCTTCTTCTCTTAAAATATCGTCCTCAATCAGATCAACTTCTAACTCTTCGTTTAATGGATCATATCTGATAAGTTCTCCTTCCTTTATTGGAAGAACATTTAACTTCTTATAATATCCGGAACGGATTGCAAGCTGGATATAACCTTTGTAACCAAGCTGGAACTGTGCTTCCTTACAATTCTTCTTGTTGTTTTTGAATGGCACCATATAGAATTGTCCCAGTTGTGGAGACGGTGATAATCCTAACGCCTCTCCTAAAAGTGCTGCATTTAAGATACTGTTATTGGTACACTCTTGAAGTGCTGGTGTAGTCTGTACAGCAGAGACAATACTGGAAACAAATCTTGTCCCGTTCTTTCCGCCAACCACTTTATTAATCTGATTTTTTACCGCATCATTTGTGAGATACGCTGTAAGGCTGGTTTTCTGAGTCTTCGCTGCCGTCAATGAATTTCCCACTGCCATCTTATTTACTCTCCTTTCTTCGGTACTGGACCGTATGCAATATGATTATTTAATAAAAACTCTTTTAATAAATTCAGCTGATCCAATGTTGCTGTTACACGAAAATCTATTGTATGCAATGTTTTTTCTTCTAATGCTTCCGGCTCTTTCGTGTCATTTGAAACAGCTTCAGATTTCTCTTCTGCTTTCTGTGCTTCCTCTTTCTGTTTCGCTTCTTCAAGCGCTGCTTCCTGCTCTGCTTTACGTCTCTGAATATCTGCTAAACGTTGTCCCTCCTGAATCGCATGATTCATATCTAATGTCTTCTTATAGACTTCCATTGCTTCAAATCTAAACTCCGGGAGCCGGCTGATCGTTGCAACCTCATTACCGATTCGATACATCTCACTCTTCATCTGCTCTTCAATTTTTGTCATTGGAACCGAAGCATTTAGCCATTTCTCATCCCAAATCTGATTAAGCGAAACGAAGTTTTGGAACCCAATACTCTCAAATAACTCTTCTATGTCTTTTCGCTTTTGAAGTTTTTTATTTTCTTCCACTTCTTTGATTTGAGCATCAATCAGTCTGATAGGTTCATCGATCAGCGCTATAACTTCTTTCACCTGTTTCTCAAAGCGGTTATAAGGATCCATATATAATTTTTTAATCCTTTTTCGTTCATCCTCAAAGGCACTACGGAGCTTATTCAGACTGGCACGATCTTTCTTAGCTTCTTTAACAGTCTCTTCCGTAAAGACAAGACCTTTATAATCCTCCATCTTTTCAGATATCTCTGCTTTCAGTTCCTCGTTATTCCAACTTATGTCTTGTACAAGATTTCCATCTTGCGGACTTAAAGTTTTAAATTCCATACTTTCTTATATTATTGGAAGTATCAAAGATGGCTTCCTTCCACTCTCCACATACTCCCAAAATCTCCTTTCTTCCTGTAATAAATAATTCAGATCTTCTTGAACTTCTTTCCGTTCAATAAAATAATGTTTAACCTGAGTTCTTACTTCTCTTCCCCAAGAACTGTTTAAATGTGCTCTTAGTACCACAAATTCATATCCTGTAACCAGAAGATAATGAAGCACCTGCAGGTAATAATTATCCGGTATTCTATCTTGCCATTTTTCTCGCTGCATACTCTGGAGAATATTTGTAGTCTTAATCTCCAAAATGCCTTTTCTTCCGTCCTGATCAGTGAGTTCGCCATCAAGAGAGGCTTGCATGAAGGGATGTCTTAAATTCTGCAATATTCGGAACTCGTGATGCTCAACCTGATATTCAGGATAATCTAGTTTAAAAAGTTCCCGGATATGCTCCTCTGCTTTCTTTCCATAAATAACATATGGCTTATCCGATATATCTTCCGGTATGCTACGACCGATCTTTTCTTCAAACAACTCTATATTCGTCTTGTAGGGATTCATCCCGACAATGGCAGCTGCATCACTGCCGCCGATTCCATTTGTTCTACCGTTCAGCCAATCTTCTTCATCCTTAAAATCAAATATTTTATATTCCATCTAAACCACCACGAACCCTAATCCTTTTTCATCAGCCAGCTTTCTCCCAAGTATCACAGCATCCGCATAAGTACAATAGCACCCGTGTAAGCTGTTGTCTGAAAAGCGAACAATCCAGCTTTGTTTCCCATTATCGTGTGGATCATAAACCCAGTCACCGGAATAAAACCATTCGACTAAGATTTCTGAAAACTCTTCAATATTTTCACTGTCTTTCAGAAGTTCCATAAAAGTCTTCTTTTCCTCGTCAGTACCATACAAACACCGTTCACTTGCATATCCAAAAGCTTCTCTGTCTGGAATTCTATTTCCATTTTCTTTATTTACACCTACGTACATCACAATCTCCTTAATACAAAAGGGTTTCTGCAACTTCTATCAGCTCTCGGAATTCATTTTCAGATAAGCAGATTCCTTTCCCTATTTTTTCGTGATCATTTTTCCACATGCGGAGATCAAAGCACGGTTCTTTCCCATACCAAGAAATAAGGTTCAATTCCTTATGCCACTCACGCCCCGGTACATCTGGAAAGCGATACAATTCTTTTATGATTTCATATTGTGTCTGTGCCATACCTACTCCCCCTTATGTGCGCCAAACAGTTCATTCAATAACTTTCGCATCGCATTTTGGGTCTGATCAGAGCTCCAATCAATATCTTTCATGTCTTTTGGGAGAGTCTTATCTGACACAGGTATCTGTAACCCTAACTCAATAACTTCTTTAATCATTCTATCAGCGCTTTCTTCGCTGAAACCTTTTTCCATAAGCACTTCTTTTACACTTCCACAAATAGCCCCGATATCTGCTAAGTATGTAGGTAAACTTCCTTCCATAGATGTGTTTCCATTTTTCGTTTTAATCATTTACTTTTTCTCCTTTTTGGTTTACAATTTAATTGGTTATTTTACCTAGCGCCCGAGCTTGCCGGCTCATTTAAGGGCGCTACATTTTTGCATAGAATTTGAAACCATTCTCCTCTAAACTTATGACACCTTTCTTGTCCACTTCTACGGTCCAATGCTTTTTGTCATTATTATCATCAATGTACGTTCCCCATGTTCTATCATGCGAAAAAGAAGCCATACTGAGTCTGTCCATACCGTTTTGCTCGATAATCCTCTGGATCGCTTTCAAGTGCTCTGCAATCTCCAGACCAGCTTTTATCCACTTCGCTCTATCCATCTTCCTCACCTCCTTACAATGGTCCTGCCATCCTGCAGTAAACCAGCAATACTATCAAAAATAATCCCGCTGTTACCACTCCGCTGCCGAAGCCGATCAAAACTCCGGTTAGGATATCTCTTCTCTGGCGTTTTGCCTTAATGCTGTTGCTTTTCACTGCTTGTCCTCCCCTCCACCGCCTAAGCGGTTTCCTCTAATTCGTATTCGATCACTGCCTCTTCTTGCTCTTCCAGCAGGCTGATCATAATTCGCATAATTTTCACCATGTCTGGTTTCACTTACACCACCTCTCTAAACTCTATGTGTTACGGGTTGTACGTGTTGCGTTGTCCTAATGTTCTTGATATAATCTTCCTATCAAATGATGAAAGGAATGGTTTTTTCTATGAATAGTTTCACGTGCCCATTCTGTCATAAAGAAATTGCAAAATCTCTTGATACATACAAAGAGTATTGGATAACTCGCGATAGGATAGGGATGCAATCCACTCCACCCTCTCCAGGTCAATTACGCATCTCCTACTACACATGCCCTAATTGCAAAGAAATCTCTATAATATTAAATTTGGACTGCGATCCAACCATTGGAATCGTTAATATTCGTCCAAAATCTTTAGCGAAACACTTTCCAGAGTATGTGCCTATTTCTATTCGGCAAGATTACGAAGAAGCTTACTCCGTTCTTCACCTTAGCCCCAAAGCCTCAGCCACACTGTCTCGCCGATGCATTCAGGGAATGATACATGATAAATGGAACATTAAGTTAAAAAATCTCAATCAAGAAATCAGTTCCTTGAGAGATAAAATAGAGCCAGTACTATGGACAGCTATCGATTCACTTCGTCAACTAGGCAATATTGGAGCACACATGGAAAAGGATGTTAACTCCATTATTGACATTGATTCCAATGAAGCTGAAAAATTATTAATCCTTGTTGAAGTTCTTATCAAAGAATGGTATATCGTTCCGTATGAACGAAATGAACTTCTATCCAGAATTATTGAAATCAATGAGCAAAAACAAAATTTGCGTAAGAAAACTGAGTAGGAAACTACTCTTTTTCTTTTTCACATGGATCATTTTCCGCAAGCAGATTCCCGTCAAAATCCCAGTATTGAGTAACTGTCCGGCATGGGTCTTCCTGCGTTCCTTCACCTCTTAAAGATTCAGTAACAATCACTCGGACTACTCTTGCTGAATCTGTTCCTCTTGGCCTTGCCATCTACACCACCCCCTCTTCTGGTTCTGTTCTGTTTGAAGCAGATAACCTAATGTTTTATAATTTGAAATATTTTTCATATTATGATAAAATTCTTTCATAGGAGGTTCTCACTATGAATTGGATTATCATAGGTCACATTGCAGACATACTAGGTATTGTCAGCTGCGTATTTTCTTTCAGAATCTTGCATAGAGTGTATGCGAAAACAGAATCACAAAAAGAGACCTATCGAAATGAACGAAAGGAATTACTAATTCATTTACGAGCAATACAACAAAATATATGGGATGACGGGCTCATCTCTATTGAAATTCAAGACACTTTACAAACAAAAATGTTTGAGTATCAATTGAAATATCTTTTCATCTCATCCCCTCGTTGTATTTTTCATGCCTTTAGATGCACGCACCTATTAAAAAATGGAATAACACCATCAAACACCCAGAAAATACGACATGACATTAATTTTTTAATTGCCAGATTGTCAAAAAAGGAGTAATAATATGGATACCTCATCTAGTCTCAAATTTATTGAAAAAGCTATAAATAAAACAAAATCTTCTGAATTAGCATGGACATTGCCACCTAAAAATTTTGACTTCAAACCTCTTCCCGAAGATGAAACTACGCCGCTAAAGAAAATATCTGATTTAGCAACCAATATTTTTTTATCTGATTACAGTTATGTTTCAAAATTTAAAAATGGATATTTAACACTTTCTGTTTTTCAGCATCCTACAAGTATATTTACTAATCCTCCCGAAGACTGCATATTGTCTTTACGTATGCAAGATAATAAAAGCCGATACGCTGTTGAAATAAGTAACAGCAGTTGGGATCCTATTGATTTAACTCAACTTATTAGGCTTTATAATCTTATTGCTAAAGATTCTTCAAGCGTTAGTCTTCTTATTGATGATTTCCTCAATAGTTAAGCATCCATCTTTTACAGCTGTGCCAGCTTCTGAATTTCGGAGGCTGGCTATTTTATTTCTCGCCTCTTCTAAACAAATAAGCTCCAGTCGCTTTACCCTGCGCTCTAAATCCTTTACATTCCTCTCCTGTGCTTCAAAATACCATTTTGGTACCCACATTTTCACACCTCCTCTTCTGGTTCAAATGTATCAACTGGAAGTTCCAATGCATTACAAATTAAAAAATATTCCTCTACGCTCATCTTTCGCTTTCCATTCAATAACGGACTGAGCACATTCATCGGAATTCCGATTTTTTCTGATAAGAAAGAATATTTTATTCCCTTCTCATCAAGATACTGCTTCACTTTAATTCCTATCAATTTCAAACCACCTCATTTCTTCATGTTCTGTGAAGTTATTTATATAATATGTCATGTTATATGAAATGTCAATACATTTTTCATGTTTTGTGAAGTTTTTTTCTTGTATTTATGAAAATAATGTGATAATATCCTATTAAAAGGAGGTAGCAGTAATGAGTGACAATGTAAAAGAAACAATTGCAAAAAACTTGCTGTATTATAGAAAGAAAAACAAAATAACTCAAAAGGCATTGGCAGAGCAACTTGGCGTAAAACATAACGCTATCTCTGCATGGGAGAACGGTGTAAATTCAATTGACATTGACACATTGTTTCGCGTATGCAAGATTTTTGGTGTTACTGTAAACGACATGTACGAAATGACATCATCAGAACCAACCACCATCGCAGCACACTTCGACGGTGATGAATATACAGAAGACGAACTTGACGAGATTCGCCAGTTTGCAGAATTTGTTAAGAACAAAAGAAAATAGCTGTCCATATTAAAGAACAGCTAACCATATATACTAGAGCGGGAGGTGTTTATATGAATACTTTTGAACAGCTTGAAGAGCAAGCCTGCAAGGACGGTATAGATATTATAGAACGTAGATTTAATAGCGAACGAATAAAAGGATTATATTGTGATGGAAACGTTGCTTTAAATGAAGAGTTGGAAACATCCATCGAGAAGGCTTGCACTCTTGCCGAAGAGCTCGGTCACCAGCACACTTCTGTCGGAAACATCTTAGACATGGATTTGACCGGAAACCGAAAACAGGAACGACAGGCAAGACTTTGGGCGTACAACAAGCTGATCGGGCTTACCGGGATCATAAAAGCGTTTGAACATGGATGTCAGAACCGGTTCGAAATCGCTGAATTCTTAGATGTAACAGAAGAATTCTTAGAAGAATGTGTAGTGTGCTATCGAAACAAATACGGAGTTGGAATCACGCTGGATAATTATTATATAATGTTCATCCCCAACTTAAACGTTGGTAGGATAGATTTCTCAATGTAGGTCGGTCAAAAGAGGAAAGAGAGGAAGAAACTATGGGATTAAGATTTAGAAAAAGTATTAAAATGGCTCCCGGTGTAAAAATCAATTTTAATAAGAAAAGTATCAGTGCTACTGTTGGTACTAGGGGTGCTCATTACACTGTAAATTCAAAAGGAAAAAGAACTGCATCAGTTGGAATACCAGGTACCGGCATCTCCTATACCGAAACATTGGGTGGCAACAACCATACCAAAGCAAATCCCCCTCACAATAGTCAACCCACATTACAAACTACTCCACCAGGGAATAAAAATAACAAAGGTTGCTTGTTTTGGATTATAGCTTTTTTTGCTTTCTGTTTTGTCTTAGCTCTTTATTCGTTTATGTGGATTCCAGGAATAATCGCAATTATCTTTTTTGCAGTTAAAAAATCCGATGTACAAACAAAGAAAAAGCGATTACTTATATCCGGGTTAGTTACTATAACATCTTTTTTGGTTTTTATATGGATAGGATCGGACAGTAACTTACAATCAATAAATGCGGATTTTGGAAAAGATACATTTGATATCAATGAAACTGTAGAAATTAAAATAACTACTACTCCTGAAGATGCAGAAATTGAATCTTTGAAGCTTTCAGAAAATAGCATTGCCAAATTAGAATACAAAGATGGAAAAGCAATTTTACATTTTACAAATACTGGAAATGCTACTTTATTTTTGACAGCAAATGAAACAATTCAAAGCAATGCAAAACATATTACAGTCATTGATAAGGAAGCTGAAGAAAAGAAGAAAGCCGAAGAGGAGGCCGCACGTAAGGCTGAGGAAGAAAAGCTGGCTGCCGAAAAAGCCGAACAGGAAAGAATCGCTGCTGAGCAAGCAGAACAAGAAAGACTAGCTGCCGAACAGGCCGCTGCACAACCACAAGAACCTATGGTTTGGATTCCTGCTTCCGGAAGCAAATATCATAGTAATTCTTCTTGTAGTGGAATGAATAATCCAACACAGGTCACGTTATCAAAGGCACAAAGCATGGGATATGAACCTTGTAAACGGTGTCACTAATCACTCTCCCCTACTCCACAGCGGGCAGGGGAACAACTAAAGAAAAGAGGTGAGATAAGTCTGAACAATAAAATTTTCCCTGTTGCATCTTACAATAAAGAGTTTAATAAGTATCTTCCTATACAATTTGAACAGGATTTAATATATCAATCTTTTGGATTGGAAAAGCATATTGAGAAACGGCATCCGGAATGTCTGCCGTATCTTCGATTTATCTCATCCATCATCGCTTTTCCAGATTACATAGGTGTAAATCCAAATGAGTCGGGAGACAGCTTTGAACTCGTTAAGATATTTAGTGAAAATGTTCAAATCGGAATCAAGCTAGATATGAAAGAAAACTATCTGTATGTTGCTACTCTTCACACAATAACAAATGGAAAACTGAAACATGGGATACTGAAGTGAAAAGTTTATTTCCACTTTGAAAAAGAGAAAAATAAAAGTGGCAATTACTCTTACAAAAAGGTGTAATTGCTACTTTTTCTGTTTTATAA